AGCCAGCGCCTGACGGACGGCCTCGGCCTGCGCGGCCGGAATGATCATCTCGCCCTTGTGGATACGCGCCGTCTGGTCCACGTCGATGTTGGTCGAGCCGACCGCGTACCCCTTGTAGCCACCACCGTTGTTCATGGACTTGATGCCAGGCACGTTGTCCAGCGAGTGGTAGCGGGACTCCGCGTAGCGCACGCCCGCGATGATGTTGTCGACCGGGTTCCAGATGTCCTTGTGGCCCTTGAGCGACCACCGGTTGAAGGTGGAGTCGATGGTCTGCATGATCCCCTTGGACGGATGTCCGGCCTTGGCGTTGGAGTCCGTTTTGTTGATCGCCCGGGGGTTGCCGCTGGACTCGTGCTGGATCATCGTGTTGACGATCGACTCGTTGCGCTTGTTGTCCTGGTGCAGGAGCCCGAGCGCGGACTTGATCCACGTCTTGACGTTGCCCGTGGGCAGCGCCCCCGTGGGAGCGCCGTCACCCGAGGAATCACCCGAGGAGTCCCTGCTGCTGCCCGACGACGACGAGGAGCCACTGCCGGACTGAAGCGTGGACATACCGGCAGCGATGGCGTCGGCCTCCTCCACGGAGCCGTACGAGCCGACGTCGCCACCGAAGCCCATGGTGGACAGTCGGTTGGAGTCGGACCCTGCCGTGGCCTCGGAGTCGGAGCCGACGTCGCTCATGCTGCCGACGCTGCCGAGGATGCGCACCGCGTTGGTGAACTCACTCGGCTTGAAGGACCGGACGCGGACCACGGACCCCGTGTGCGGCGCCTCGATCAGCTTTCCGCCACCGATGCACATCACGACGTGGTGCGCGGGGTCTCCGTTGAACATCAGGTCGCCCGCACGGACGTCGCTCAACTTGACCCGCTTACCGGACTTCTGCTGCTGCGAGGCGATGCGGGGCAGCGAGACCCCGATCTGCTTGAAGCAGTACTGGAGCAATCCCGAGCAGTCGAAGCCCTTGGGGGTGTTACCACCCCACACGTACTTCACGCCCAGGTACTTCATGGCGATCTTGATGACGGCAGCAGCCGTCTTGCCCGCACCGGTTGTGCCGGTGGCTACCACGCCGGACTTGCCGGTGCCTGCGGCGGACACAGAACTGCTGCCACCGCTTCCGGCACCACCGCTCTGACCGTCGCCGCTCTTGTTCTTGTCTCCCAGGACGTAGAACGGATTGAGGTTCCGCTTGATGGCCGTCCAGGAGAAGGTGTCCTTCAGCCAGCCTCCGAAGCCCATCCCCTTGGTGGACTTGCCCGTGATCGTTTTGCCGTCGCGGTCGAAGTGCTTGCTGATCTCGTAGCCGCCAGCGAGGAATGGGGCCAGCACGCCGCCTGCTGCGGCCAGCGGACCGAGAATGCTCGTGCCTCCTGCTGCTGCCGCTCCGCCCGAACCGAGACCGCCGAGCAGGCCGCCACCACTACCACCAGCGCCGCCGAAGCGGGCGAAGCGGGCGACGGAGCCCAGGCCGCGCAGCATTCCGTAGGCGCCCAGGCCCGAGCCGACGGCGCCACCGATCATGGAGGTGGCACCTCCCGTGTAGCCGATCACGCTGTCCGCACCCGAGGACTTCAGGATGTTCTGGAGGGTGGTCGAAAACTTGTCCAGGTACTTCGTCGCGGTCTTCAGCCCGGAGGAGAAGGAGTCGTTGATGTTGTTGTCCTGGTTGGCGAGCGTGTTCTGCCGGTCCAGGAGGGCGCTCGCGTCGGAGTCGCTGAGTTTCCAGTCCTTCAGTTTGGCCCTGGCACCGGCGTCGTTGTTCGCGGCCTTGTCCATCGTGGACGAGTAGTCCTTCAGGGACGCACCCTTGATATTCGCGGACGCCATGCCCTTGAGTTCGGTCTGAACCACACCCGCCGTCTGGGCGCCGAGCGTCTGCGTCAGCATCTGGTTCAGCCGGGAGTTCGGGCTGTTGATCGTGGCGTTGAGCTGCGCCCGGTTCTTGATGTTCTTCAGGCCGTACTGGGTGAACACCTGCTGGGCTATCTGCCGGGCGTTCTGTCCCTTGCCGTTCTTGATCGTCTGGACGCCGATGATCTGGCCGCCGTAGTAGGAACCAGGGGTCCAGGCCGACGCGTTCCCGGCCGCGATCTGCGTCTCGGACTGGGAGGGGTCGATGAAACCCGCGCCCTTGATCTGGTTCCAGTTCGCGTTGAAACTGCTGGAGCCCGCCGACTGGTACCGGCTAAGCGTCGTGTATGCCTGCGCCGCGTCCGTGGTGCTGAACGCGTTCATGTTGTTGAAGCGCAACTGGTTGCGCGCGTCGTGCCAGGACATGTCGGAGCCCTGGACGGCCTGGTAAGCGGCGGTCTGCATCATGACCTGGTCGCCGAGCTTGCCGGTCGACCACTTGTACAGTCCCTTGACACCTCCCTTGAGGGAGTAGGTGTGCCCGCCGTTGTTGGAGGCACCCCCGCCCAGGCGCGGCGTGCCGGTACCCCCACCGGAGCCGCCTGCATTGTTCTGGCCGCCGTTGTTGGCTGCCCCGCCACCCTGACTGGTCTGGCCGGAGAAGGTGGCCCCACCGCCGTTGGGTGTGCCCGCCCAGGAGCGGCCTGCGGTGCTGGTACGTGCGGAGCCCCCGCTGCCGGGCGCGGTCCGGGGAGCATCCGCACCGCCGTTGGCGCGGCCGTGGGCGTAGTTGCTGGTGCCGTTCCAGACGTCGTTGGCGAGCATGCCAAAGCCCCGGGCGCCCTGAGTGGACCCGGAGCCATGACTGTTCCATCCCCCGAAGAACTGACCGGTGCTGGACGTCTTTATCTTGTCTGTGGCGGTCTTCAGTCCCTTGTTCAGGGCCTCGACATTCTTCGCCAATTCGGAGATCGCGTCCTGGGCCTTGTTCCAGCCCAGGAGCGGTCCCTGTCCAGCCACCGTACTTTCAGCCATGTTCTGCCTCAGCAATCCGCCTATTACGTTGCGCCCGGAACCACTTAACCCAGTGCAGGCGCTCACGTACGGTCAACCGGCGAATTTCGCTGAGGCTCCAAGCCGGGGATAGCTCGACTAGTTGCTCGTATTCGAAGTACGTGTCGTGGTAACTACAGGCCCTGAAACAGATCCCCCGCTGAGATGAAGAGGGGGACCTCCTTTCCGCACGAATCGTGCGTGAACTTGACATCATTGTATTGGGGACCGGGCTGGTTCTTCTCAATTGCTTCGAGAAGGGACTGTCGGTCCATGATGCCGAGAGCGCGGGCGAAGTCACCGTTACCGGAGACGGCATGCTCGGTTCCGTCTGCTTCGATCACGGAAATGAGGCACCGCGAGAGCAGGAGGGTGTTCTGCTCGGAGTCGTTGGTACGGTCGACGACCGCGAGGAGTGCTTCCTGGTCGGCGCCGACGGGGAGCCGGACGAATGCCTTTCGGCCCCATCGCAGTGCCGCCTCGAAGACACGCTTGGACGGGTCTTCGATGCGCCGGATGGGTATTTCGTCGAGGGTGACGGACAGGCGGAATTCCTCCCCGCACCACGGGCAGGTGAACTCGTCCCAGATGACCTCGTCGCCGTAGGTCGCACGCCGGATCTCCATGAGGAGCATGTCGCGGTCGCCGAGCAGCAGCTCGGACAGCATGGCCGGGGTGGCCAGCATGCCTGCGACGTTGACGGTGCCCGCCTGGAGCAGGGTGGAGACGAACTTGCCGATACCCCCGGAGCGGGACTTGGTCAGGGCTTCCTCGTCGGCTCCGGTCAGTTCTCGCACCTCGGCGTCGTAGCGCACCGAGGCGTAGTCGCCACCCCGAACGTAGCCTCCCGGCAGGCTGAAGTTACCGCCCGCCGGGAGACCGATGTTGGGCTTGGCGACCTCTCCCTGCTGGACCTCGGACAGCAGCGCATTGATCTGCGCGTTGGCTGCGGCAGGGTTCGCGAGGGGGTTGGTGTACCCCTCGGTATTAAGGTCGGTAGCCACGGATTGTGCTCCTAGTCAGTAGGGGAATTACTTGTTGAAACTCACCGCAGACGAGCCTACCTTCTGCGCCAACTTGAATTCGAATCCCTCGTGGGCGAGGGTCATCTGCTGGACGACAATCGCGTTGGCGCCAGCGTCGAGGTCGGAGAATGCCACCGCCGTCGGCCAGGCGTTGTAGATTCGGAATGCGGCCTTGGCCGGAGCGGCGCCGGACGTAACCGGGTGGTCAAGGATGAAGACATCCACGGTGCACCGGAAGTCCTCTCCCGCCTTTCCGTATCCCTCGCCCTGCATGACGGTGAACAACTGCTTCATCCAATCCATCATCTGGGAGTCGCCGACGGCGAGACCCTTGGAAAGGGTGATGGGTGCGAAGTCGCTCTGACCAGGCATTTTCTGAGTTGTCGTGTTCATTCCACCTTCGCGATACGGGATGACCTCGGTGGTCACGTTCAGGCCGGAAACCGACATGAATCCCATACGGGCGAAGTTCTTTATGGACGGGTGCTGGATCTGGACCTGGAACTTGAAATTCCGAAGTGGATCCGTGGCCAGTCGGGCGATGGAAGTCGTGCTCGTAGCCATCAGTCAGTTACCTCTCTCAGAAAGCGGTCTCGGTAGCCGTAGAACCGCCGGAGTACTGACCGATCGCGATCACGATGAACTCGGCGGGGGTCTCAAGTGCGACGCCGACCTGGACGTTGACAACGCCGTTGGCCACGTTGCTGGCGGTGTTGTTCGTGGAGTCACAGACAACGAAGAAGGCTGCGTCCTGGGTGGACCCCGCGAGGACGCCGGTCTGCATCAGGGTCAGCAGGTACTGCGAGATGATCGCGGAGATCTGGTCCCACAGGATCTGGTCGTTGGGCTCGAAGACGGCGAACCGCGTGGCGTCGAGCAGACCCTTCTTGATCATCATCAGGGAGCGCCGGACGCTGACGTAGCGGTCCGGCATGTTCACCGACAGGGTCCGCGCGCCGTAGATCACGAAGCCGGTGCCCGGCAGGGACTTGATCAGGTTGATGCCCGCCGTGTTCAGGTCGTCCTGGTCGCTGTTGGAGAACCGGAACTGCACGTCCAGCACACCCTTGAGCGCGGTGTCGATACCCGCCGGGGGCTTCTGCACGCCACGGGACGCGTCCGTGCGGCTGTACTGGCCCATGACGGAACCACCAGGAGGCAGCAGACGCGAGGAACCGGCCGAAGCAGTCGCCGGGTCGTTGACGATCAGCCAGGGGCCGTAGACGGCCGCGTACGAGGACGCCCGCAGCGCCGAACCACCCGTGGACATGCCCTGGAGGGACAGCGCGTAGGAGTGTGCGTTGTCGGAGGCCGTCGGCTTCTCGCCGTCCACGACAACGAACACGCTGCCCTGGCCCTCGGCCCACTCGATGATCGGGTTGAGGACGGTCGCGTCGGTGACGCCGGGGACGTTGAGGATCAGGTTGTCCTCGACGATCTCCAGGCGCTCGGCAGCCGCCTCCAGGTTGATCGCAGCCACGCCCTCCGAGCCGCCGGTCAGCGGGGTGCCCTGCTGTGCGACCGGTGCGTGGGTCGGAGCCCACTGGGTATTAAGCAGGCTCTCGATCTGGATGAACGAGGAGCCGGTGACCGGGGAGTTGATCAGGGCCTGCGCGTTGCGGGAGTCGGCCGGGTTCAGGGAGACGTCGGTGAAACGCTCCTTGAGGTTGGCCGTGGTGCTGCCTCCTACGTAGACGTACAGGTCGAACCGGCCCCCACCCGAGGAAGCAGCAGCGATGTCGACGTACACCTGGTTGCCCCAGGTGCCCGGCGAGATGGCCTTGATCTTGAGGGTGTCCTTCGCGGTCGCCTCGGTGTCCTTCAGGGTGACGGAAGCCACCACCGCGTCCGACGCCGCAGCGCGCACGATGTAGGCGTTGGAGCCGCCGTTGTTGAAGTAGGCGTAGACGGCAAACGGGAGCAAGTCCGAGGTGTCGCCGAAGCCTCCGTAGGCCGCGACGAACTGCGACCAGGACGAGACGCGGGTAGGGGCGAGCGGGCCGCCCTGCTTGCAGGTGCCGACGAATGCGGCGACGCTCTCGCCCGGGGTGCTCACGGTCTGCGCGAGCGGGGTCAGCGTCTCCGACAGGTAGACGCCAGGCCGCTTGTAGACAGTCATCTGTTTCTCCTGGGTAAAGGGAATTCCTGGGGTTACGAATCCTGGGTCCGTGTCATGTGCGGGTTACGTGGTCCGTGAAGTATTCGAAGTCCAGCGCCACGCTGGTCGCCTTGACGTACGCGTTGGCGACGGACGGGAGCATTTCGCTGGAGACAGAGATGAGGTATTCGCGACGGAACAGACGCTTTCCGTTCTCGTCGCGGGTGTCGGCCAGCTCGGGGCCGCCGAGAAGATCCAGGCGCCGTACCGTTCCGTCCTCGGGAATCTCCAGAAAGCCGAACCGTGCCGGAAGCCGGTCGCGCTGCATCATCGAAGAGGCGAGCGCGATGTCGTGCTCCGCGAGCCGGGTGAAGACCATGAC